ATGTCTGGTGGCTTAAAAGATATTGAACATTATAAATATTTGCAAGGAGAGCTTTCTGCTTTATACTATATTGCAAACGCAATAAGTGACATGGGAAAACAAATATGACGGCAACGCCACAAGAAAAAGCAGTAAACAAAAAACTTGCAGAAGCATATATTGATCCAGGTGATAGGGTTTTAGATCCTGAAAAACTTGATGCATCAATTTTAGAAAGGATGCCACAACCAACAGGATGGCGTATGTTGGTCTTGCCTTATGCTGGTAAAGCAAAAACAGATGGCGGCATCGTACTAACAAAACAAACAACAGATCGTGAGGCGCTAGCAACCGTTGTAGCTTATGTGGTTAAAAAGGGACCATTATGCTATAACGATAAGTCTAGGTATGGAGAAACACCCTGGTGCGAAGAAAAGCAATGGGTTTTAATCGGACGCTACTCTGGTTCGAGATTTAAACTTGAGGATGGTGCAGAGGTACGAATCATCAACGATGATGAAGTAATAGCCACAATTCTTGATCCAGATGATATAGTGAGCTTATGACGATAGAAAACGAACAAAATCAAGTGCAACCTGAGGTTGAAGAAATTGAGGTAGAGGTTACTGAATCTGAACAACAGGACGTAGCAGCGCCCTCAAGTGACGATGAGTTAGAAAATTACACCAAAGGTGTATCAAAAAGAATTAATAAAGTTAATGCAAAAAGGCGAGAGGCTGAGGAAAAAGCAGCTAGACTTGAGCAAGAGCTTTTACAAAAAGATCAACAAGTACAGCAATACTACAATGCGGCTGTTACTTATCAGCAAAATTTGTTGGCAAAAGAAGAAGAAGCAGTACAAATTAAAGAACGCGAAGCAGATCAGCTGTACAAAAAAGCGCATGAATCTGGCGATGCTGACTTAATATCTAAGGCTGATAGCCTAAAGAACGAGGTTTCTATACAAAAAGAGAAAGTTCGTATAGCTAAACAAAGACAACAAGAAGCTAATACACAAAGTCAACAAGCCTATCAAGGTCAACAACAGCAACAAACCTATCAACAACAGCCACAAGAAGCACCTGTGCAACCAACACAAGAAGCATTAGAGTGGAAATCTAAAAATAGTTGGTTTGGTGAAGACGTTGAAGCAACACAATATGCGCAATACACACACATGAATCTAGTTAATGAAGGCTATGAGCCTGATTCTAATGAGTATTACGAAGCTTTAAATCAAAGAGTTTACAAAGTTTATCCTGGTTTACAATCGGGAAATGCTGAACAAAGTGAGGAGAGACCCGCTGTGCAAAGAGTCGCCTCAGCCTCTGTAGGAGGTCGGCAAAAAACACAAGGCAAAAAGAACGGTGTGCAATTTTCAAAATCTGAGGTTGCCAGACTCCGTGGATTAAAGCCACACGGTATGACGGAAGACGCGTGGTTAAAATCTGTTGCTAAAGAAAAACAACGAATACAGTCCAGGGAGGCAAAATGACAATCGAAGAAAATAATGATATGACACATTCCAGAAATTCCCGTGAATCCGAGAATCACGCTAATAATACTCGTAGACAACCATGGAGACCAGTAAGAAAACTTGAAACTCCTCCTCCACCAGAAGGATACGAATATCGATGGATAAGAGAATCCATGTTGGGACAGCAGGACGTTGCTAATGTAAGTAGACGACTTAGAGAAGGATGGGAACTTGTAAGAGGAACAGACTTGCCTACAGAATTTGCTTTACCTGTAGCTGACGACAATTCAAGACATGCTGGTTTAGTTTATAGTGAAGGTCTTTTATTAGCGAAAATACCAATCGAAACCAAGAATGAGCGTAATGCTTATTACGAGGAACAAACTGCAAGAAAAAAAGATGCGTTGGACAATAATATGTTTAATGAATCGAAAAAAGACGGCAGATATGTGAAGTACGACAGCGATAGAAGATCTAATGTTACTTTTGGGAAAAAGTAACAATCATATTTAGGAGAATATTCTATGGCTAATAATAATAGCGCATTTGGATGTAAACCTGTTCGTATGATGGGCGGAGCACCTTATTCTGGAGGTCAATCTAGATATAGGATTGCTAGTGGAGCAACGACACCAATATTCCAAGGAGACTTGGTTACTCAGCTTACTGCTGGTGTAATTGGTAGACATGCGGCTTCTGGCACTGTTCCAATTGTCGGTGTGTTTAACGGCGTTCAATACACTGATCCAACAACAGGCGAACAAGTTTTCAAAAATCATTATCCAGGCAGTATTGCTGCTTCGGATATTGTTGCAAGCGTCATTGATGATCCTAATGTTGTTTTTGAAGTACAAGCTGATGCTGCTTTTCCAGTAGCAGACTTGTTCGGAAATTTCGACATTGTTGACGGATCACCAGTTGGCGATACTTCATCTGGGATTTCAAACCTAGAGCTTGATGTGACTACAGGTGCTACTACAGCAACTTTACCACTTAAAGCATTAGATGTATCTCAGGATCCTGATAACGACGATGTTTCATCGGCTAACACCAATGTTCTTTGTGTGATTCAAAACCACATAATGGGACAGAAAGGTGCTGGTTTAGCTTAAGGAGTAAATTATGGCTATATCAAGAGCACAATTAGCGAAAGAGCTAGAGCCTGGTCTTAATGCCCTTTTTGGGATGTCCTATGACTCTTATGAGAACGAGTATGAAGATATTTTCGTTGTCGAAGATTCAAACAGAGCATTTGAAGAAGAAGTATTAATTACAGGATTTGGTTCCGCACCACTTAAGTCTGAAGGACAAGGGGTTCAATTCGACAACGCATCTGAAAGTTACAGTGCACGTTATACACACGATACCGTGGCATTAGCGTTTGCTTTAACAGAAGAAGCAGTTGAAGACAATCTTTATGATTCTTTAGGTAAAAGATATGTAAAAGCATTAGCAAAATCTATGGCTAACACTAAGGAAGTCAAAGGTGCTGATGTTCTTAACAATGCTTTCTCATCTAGCTTTACAGGCGGTGATGGTAAATCTTTAATTGCAACAGATCACCCACTTTCCGGTGGTGGTTCAGCTGCAAACAGAGCAACAACCATGGCTGACTTGAATGAGGCGTCATTGGAAGATAATCTTATCGATATATCAACATTTACAGATGACAGAGGACTTACAATTTCTGTACAAGCGGACAAACTTATTGTCCCACCACAACTCGTTTTTGTGGCTGACAGAATTTTGAACTCTCAGTTAAGATCTGGGACTGCTGATAACGATATTAACGCGATTAGAAACACAGGTGTCATGCCTGGTGGCTACTCAGTTAATCATTATCTAACTGATCCAGACGCATACTTTATTCTTACATCTGTAAACAGCGCAGGCGAAGGTCTTAAAATGTTCCAAAGATCTCCAATGGAGACTTCTATGGAACCAGACTTTTCTACTGGCAACATCAGATATAAGGCTAGAGAAAGATATTCATTTGGTTTCTCTGATTGGAGAGGAATCTTTGGATCTCAAGGTGCATAGTTTGAAGTAGTAATACACTTTTTACCTCAGTATTACATTGAAGGGCCTTAACTGGCCCTTTTTTAATGCTAAAAATAATTTATGTTAATTTGTGTAAATAGTTGCATATTTGTGTACATTTGCTAATATAACTACGTGAGTAAATTAATTTGTAACCAAAAGGAGGGACTGTGAAAAATGAAAAAACAATATTAATTGATACAGGATTTTATAAAAAGACTGTTAATAAAGATCAGTTTGTAAAAAGATGGTTAGAACATGCTCAAGAAGTAAAACTAATTGTTGATTACACTAATGATGAACAAGTGAAAAAATTAGTGAGGTTTGAAATGTTTGTTGAGGAACTTGCAGAAAAACATTTTGAAAAAGTTTATAACAGACAAAATGAAAAGGGGGTGGCGTAATGATAGAGAATATAATTTACAACAAAGATTCAGCTGACAACGCAGTTGTAGTTGATGATTACCCTTGGGGATACAAACTTAGAACCAAGAGAAAGTATTGGATTGAGACAACTAAGAGAGGTGACAGACTTTGTTACCAAACTCTTAATCCAAAAACTGACAAGTGGTGCGCTGTTAAAAAAAGCACTTATGCTGGCATTAAGGTTCTTTACGAGAATGAAGATGGTCATATAAAAACTCTATCTTTAAAGCCAGAGTGGGACAGCAAAGAATGGCTTGCAGAGTTTCTAGAGCTTGTAGACGAAACTAAGTTGACTGATGCTCAAAGAGCAAAGATTTGTGAAACCAAAACAATTCATCATTGTCAAAAACTTGTAAAGGTTGAGATTGTTAATACAACAATGATGGATCAAGAAGAAAAGGCAAAAAGAGATGCCGAGCAAGAAGAGATTAAAGACAAACTAAACAGCTATGCCAACCATATTTATGGTGAGTGCTTGGTTAAAAATGGTATAGCATGACAGAGATAACAAAAATATTTGTTGACATGGACGGAGTCTTAGCGGACTTCGTCCGTGGTGTAGAAGGATCTAAGTATCTTAACGGACCGTTTAATAGACAGGCAGCCTATGACGATCAAAAACTTAAGTTTACTAATGCTGGTTTATTCCGAGATCTACCACCTATGAAAGATATGCAGGCTTTGGTTAATTATTGCAAGAACTGTGGTATTGATTGGGAGATCTTATCTTGCTCCGGCATGATAAACAGAAACAAAGCGACCAAAGATAAAATTCGTTGGATCAGAAAATATGTACATCCAAGCGTCATCATTACATGCACGCTCAAAGGCAAAGACAAAGCTGTGTTTGCTAGACCGGGACATGTCTTGATTGATGATAAACAAAGCAATATTAAGGCGTGGCAAGACGCAGGTGGCTATGGCATCTTACATATTGACGCTAAAACCACGATAGATCATCTAAATAAGCTAAATGGTAAAAACCCTTACAGCTAGTTCTTAGTTGCACAAATAACAGCCAAAGAGTATTATCAATACTGTAGAAATGATTGTTGCAGGCATGGTGTCTGCAATGGCTAATTTTATAGGAGGCTGATTATGACTACACATTTTACCTCTGGCGTAACCAACGTCAGCGCAGGCGGTTCAGGCGGACTTGTTAAACAACCAAGTAGGCATAAATATCACGAATACTTTAATGACTTTGATGTTTATACAGCGGCTGACTGGACTATAACAACAACAGAAGACGGCTCAGGCTCTGCGGCTGAGGCTTTAGTTGACGGCGATGGTGGGCTTTTACAAGTTACCAATGCAGCTGGAGACAATGACCATGACTTTTTTCAACTTAAAAAAGAGGGTTTTAAATATGAAGCAGGAAAACAATTAGGTTTCTATTGCAGATTTAAGGCTAGTGACGCTACGCAATCTGATGTGGTAGCTGGGTTGCAAGTAACTGACACTACACCGTTAGACGTATCTGATGGCGTTTTTTTCTTAAAAGCAGATGGCGCAGCTACAATTGATTTTGTGGTTGAAAAAGACGGCACGCAATCTACTCTAACTTTGCCTAATTCATTGGCAGATGACACATTTATGACTGTTGGTTTTTTATATAATCCAAAAGATCAAAAGTTTCATGTCTATCAAAATAATGTTTTAGCAGGCACAGTTGTTAGCACAAACGCTCCAGATGATGAAGAACTAAACGTAAGTTTTGGTATTCAAAATGGTGAAGCAGCTGCTAAAGTTTTAACTGTTGACTATGTACATGCTTTAAAAGAGCGTACAGCTAATACAGAACTTTAAGGAGTAAATAATGGCTGATACAGTAACCTCACAAACCATACAAGATGGTGAGAGGCTTGCCATAGTTAAATTTACAAATGAATCTGATGGTACAGGCGAAGCTTCTGTCAAAAAAGTTGATGTTTCAGCTTTAAAAGCAAATGGCAGAGGTCTCGCATGCACTGGTGTATCTATAAGCAGAATACATTGGTTTTGCAGAGGTATGGGCGTTGACATAGAGTTTGACGCTAGTACCAATGTCTTGGCGGTACCATTGCCAGCTGATAGTAGCGGTGATGAATACTTTGACCAATTCACAGGTATTCCTAACAATGCAGGTTCAGGAGTAACCGGAGATATCGACTTTACAACAGTCGGACACTCTAGTGGCGATGCATACTCTATCATTTTGATATTAAGTAAAAATTACGGTTAATGGCTGTAAAAAAACCTAAAAGGCGCGCGAAGGCAATTCGACGTACTGTGGGTAAAGGTGGAAATTACCGCTCTACTAAAAGTGGAGCGGGAATGACCAAAAAGGGAGTTGCTGCATATCGAAAGAAAAATCCTGGCTCTAAGCTTAAAACTGCTGTTACTGGTAAGGTAAAAAAAGGCAGTAAAGCTGCAAAAAGACGTAAGTCATTTTGCGCTAGATCTTTAGGCCAACTGAAAAAAAGTTCAGCTAAAACAAGAAATAACCCAAATTCAAGAATAAGACAAGCGAGACGCAGGTGGAAATGTTAAATGATTAAAAAAAGAAACCAAAAAAAGAAAGTAAACAAAGTTATTAAAGGCTTAAAAAAAGCGAGCGCCTTACATGCTAAACAGGCCAAAACATTAGGATCTTTAAAATTTAAAAAAGGTGGCGGTGCCAAGAAAAAATCAGGAGCACCTAGCAATGTTAGCAATCCTAGCCTATACGCAAGAGTAAAAGCTGAAGCTAAACGAAAGTTTGATGTGTACCCTTCTGCATACGCAAATGCTTGGTTAGTGAGAACTTACAAAAAACGTGGCGGTAAATATAAGGGAGCTAAGAAAGCTGTTGGCGGTGAGGTAAATAACAAAAACCTTAAACCAATACCGGCTCAAAATAAAGGGCTACCTAAACTTCCAAGAAAAGTTAGAAATAAAATGGGCTATATGCGTAACGGCGGAGCTGTTGCTATGGTTCAGGGCAGAGGCTGTGGTGCTATGATGGATTCAAAACGCAAAAAAACTAGAGTGCCAAGAAGTTAAGTGAAGAAAAAAAGAGATCCTAAAAAAGGGACAGGCAAAAAACCAAAGGGATCAGGTAGACGCTTATACACAGACGAAAATCCAAAAGATACCGTTAGCATTAAATTTGCTACTATGAAAGATGCAAACGCTACTGTGAACAAAGTAAAACGCATAAAAAAACCGTTTGCCAGAAAAATACAAATTTTGACGGTAGGTGAACAGAGAGCCAAAGTTATGGGCAAAACTGGTATTGCTAATGTGTTTAAGCGCGGTAAAGAGGCTATAAGAAGGACTAGGAAGAAGTAATGTCATTAAAAGAGTGGTTTGGCAAAGGCCCTAAAGGAGATTGGGTAGATATAGGTGCGCCTAAGAAAAAAGGCAAATTCCAAAAATGTGGTCGTGCCTCTGCAAAAGGATCTAAACGCAAGTATCCAAAATGCGTGCCAAGATCAAAGGCAAAACGCATGACTAAGTCACAAATAAGATCAGCGGTCACTCGCAAGCGTGCAAAAAAACAAGGCGTTGGTGGTAAACCCACTAATGTTAAAACTTTTGCTGCAAAAGGTGGTATTATTAACAACAGTTCAAACATGGGTTTGTTTGGAAGGAGATAAAAAATGAAAAAAAGTAAATACATGGCAAGAGGCGGTGGTATGAAAGGGACTAAATATATGGCCAAAGGTGGCAGTATGAAAGGAACTAAATACATGGCTAAAGGCGGTGCTGCTTTAATGAGCGAAATGAAAGCTAATCCAGGCATGAGCAACATGCCAGCGTCTGTAAGAATGGCTTTAGGTGGCGATATAGCAAAAATTAAAAGCACAAAAGGCATGGCTAAAGGTGGCGGTATGAAAGGCACCAAATACAGAGCAAAAGGCGGAAAAAGGTAATACTTTTTTAATTAAATAAGGTGGCGTATTTAATATCAAATATCCCGCAGTTTAAATGCTGGGTAAGAAAAGAGTTTACAACCAATCATCAACATGGGCATGGTGAATATTTACATGCCTTAGCTTTTGCAGTCAACACAATCCCGGACAGATCTCTCTCCTTTCAGGTGGTATTTACAGGCTGTGAAACTGATTTCGAAGGCTATCCTGATGAAAATGTACATGGTGGAGCCATGTGGGCAAGGATGCCAATACAAGCGCTAGTAGGCGATATACCTTTACCAGAGTGGCCAAAACCTATGGAAGATCATTTGGCACAACCTTGGGATTGTTTAAGTCATCACCATAGCGTGGTTACTTTAGATCGAGTAAGCTCAAGTCCATGGTATTGCAAAATAGGTGGTGAGTTTTATCTTGGTAAATATATGTTTACCGTTGACTATACTGAGCACTCAATAGCAGACGATCCAGCACAACACAAACAAAGTCATGTGCTATACTTGACTGACGCTGGTGAATACACAGGTAATTTTGTTGCTTTACCAAATAATCGTGTTAGGGCAACTAATCCAGCCTTGTGGAGAACTGGTGAAGGACCACCAGATTTTTCTCCATCACAGTGGGTTCACTCAGCTGAGGCACATGAGAGTTACACAGATCCAGTAATTACATTTGACAATTTATATGCCTCAGACGAAGATAGAGAGTAATTATGGCATTATCAGGCAGTAAAGATTTTGAATTAGATGTAGCCGATTACGTTGAGGAGGCTTTTGAGCGTTGTGGTTTAGAGCTTAGAACAGGTTATGATCTTAAGAGTGCTACACGCAGTCTCAACCTTATGTTAGCTGAATGGGCAAACAGAGGCCTAAACCAATGGACTGTGCAAGAAAAAACTTTAGACATGGTCAAAGATACTGCAACATACAACATAGATAGCACCAACGCTACAGCACCTATAGATGTATTAGATGTGTTTATAAGAGAAACAGTAGGTACTGAAACCACAGATCTACCGCTTACAAGACTAAGCAGAGCAGAATATTCACATATAACAACAAAATCTAGCACTGGTAAGCCTAATCAATTTTTTATTAACAAGCAAACAACGCCAACAATTAAGGTTTGGCCAACGCCTGATAAGTCAAGCACCTATGTTGTGCACATGAATGTATTAACAAGAATGGATGATGCGGACGCGGGAGCCAATACATTAGATATGCCGTTTAGATTTTATCCATGTTTAGCTGCTGGGTTAGCTTACTACATGTCTTTGAAAAGAGCACCTGAGAGAACAGGTTTACTTAAAGGTCTGTACGAGGAAGAGTTCCAAAGAGCTCTATCAACAGATGAAGATCGTGCATCATTCAACATTACACCTAACCTAAGGAGTTACAATAACGCATAATGGCTTTTGCATCTGGTAAAAATTCATACGGTATTTGCGATATAACTGGTTTCAGATACAAGTTGCGTGAAATGCGTAAAACTTGGGATGGTTTGTTAGTAGGCCCTGACCAGTGGGATGCTAAACACCCACAATTGCAACCAAAACCATCTGCTGTAGATCCACAAGCAGTTAAAGACCCTAGGCCTGATACCGCAGACGATAACTCAAGGTTTTTGGTATATACGAATATTGGTGATGGAAAATTAGGTAGTTTGCTAACAACTTTTTCTGTCAGTTCTAGCGTTGGCGAAGTAACGGTGACAACATGAGTTTTACATTAGCTACATTAAAGACAGCAATACAAGATTATCTTGAGGTATCTGAGTCAACGTTTACTACACAATTACCGACTTTTATACAAGAGGCAGAGGATCGTATATTTTCTTTTGTACAACTGCCTGAACAAAGAAAGAACGTACAAGGTACTTTGACTACAGGTAATCGTTTCTTAGCTACACCAACAGATTTTTATGCACCGATGAGCTTGGCTTTAATAAGCTCTTCAACATACGATTATCTAGATTTTAAACATCCGTCATTTATTAAAGAATATTCATCTGGGACTACGAGAAGTACGCCTAAATATTATTCTTTGTTTGACGATGCGGCTTTTGAGGTTTCGCCTATACCTGATGCAGATTATACGGTTGAACTTCATTATTTACATAAACCAGTCTCTTTGACTGCTGGTAGCGACTCTGGCACGACATTCTTATCGACGGACTATAGCGATGCATTGCTATATGGTTCGCTGGTAGAGGGTGCAATCTTTTTAAAAGAACCTGCTGACGTTATCGCACAGTTAGAAGGGCGTTTTAAGGAGGCGATAGCTAGAATGAAAAACACATCAGAAGGTCGTGGTACACGCGACGAGTATAGGTATGATTCAGTTCGCTCTAATGTGAGCTGATGAGTAGAATAGAATCTTTAGAGGGCAAAAGTATTGCTCTAGTCGGACTAGGCATATCGCAAGTTGATTTCGCTATAGGTTTACAAAACGGTAGAACGTGGGACGAGGTTTGGTGTATCAATTCAGCTGCGTCAACATACCCATGTGACCGCATATTTATGTTAGATCCTGCAAGTAGGTTTTTTGATACCGACGATGCAGGCAAACAAACGTCTGTTATGTGTAGAGTTCTGCAAGAAACGCAGACGCCGGTTTACACCTGTGAGTTAGATCCTAGAATTAACAACCCTGTGATGTATCCTGTAGAGGATGTATGTAATGCGACAAAATGCGCTTATTTAAACAATACAGTAGCTTATGCTATTGCTTATGCTTTATACAATAAAGTAGGCAGATTAGATCTATTTGGTATAGATTTTTCATACAAAGAAAATATGCACTTCGCAGAGGCAGGCAGAGCTTGTGTTGAATTTTGGATTAGTAAATGCATGAGCGAAGATATACTTATTGGTATTAGCGGTAGATCTACAGTGTTAGACTCTAATGTACCAGGCACTGAAAAGCTGTATGGTTTTCATAGATTAGACAAACCACTTGTAGCCGTACCACATGAAGGGCGATTTATTATTGGGCCGTATCAAGATATTAATAAACAACTAGAACAATACGGACTCAAGATTGATGAGGACGTAGTTCCACCAGAGCCATATAAAGGATGAGTGCAAAAAGCGATTTTGTTTTAGGTAAGGTTGGCGTTACTACAACTGAGGGCAAAGGACATGATCCAGAGTTTTGGGCAGCGCAAGCTACAAAGAAGATATGTGACATATCTGAAAACGCTCCTGACCACATCAAACAGCAGGCTTTGGCTTTTCAAAACCAAGTTTATACTGTAATCTTATATACTATAAAAAATGCAATTAAGTCGCAAAATACGACTTATGCAAATTTGTTAGAAAAACAAGGCCACAGCGACATGGCTAAAATATTGAAGGAGCTATAATGGCAATAACATCAGCAATATGTACAAGCTTTAAACAAGAGTTGTTAGTCGGCACACATAACTTTACAGCGTCTAGTGGTAATTCATTTAAACTTGCTTTATACACTAGCTCTGCAACATTAGGAGCAGGCACAACAGCTTTTGTCACAACAGGGCAAGCAAGTGGCACAAACTATACTTCTGGGGGTTCTGCATTAACTAGCGTGACGCCTACAACATCAGGCACGACAGCTGTGTGTGACTTTGCAGATTTAACATTTAGTAATGCTACAGTGACAGCAAGAGGATGTTTGATCTACAACGACACGCAATCAGACAAAGCTGTAGCAGCTATTGATTTTGGTGGAGACAAAACATCAACCGCAGGAGATTTTACTATAGTTTTTCCTAGCGCTACTGCGACTGGCGCAATCATTAGGCTAGCTTAGATGTCGCCTCATGCCGCTATCAAAACTTAATTTTAAGCCTGGTATTAATAAAGAGGAAACCGATTACTCAAACGAAGGTGGTTGGGTAGACGGTGATAAAATACGCTTCAGAAAAGGTCGAGTCGAGAAAATAGGCGGTTGGGAAAAACTTTCACCAGATACCTTGGTTGGTTCTGCAAGAGCATTACATTCATGGATTTCTCTCGGCGGTAACAAATACTTAGGTATTGGCACAACCAATAAATACTACATTGAAGAAGGTGGTGCATATAACGATATAACACCAATTAGAAAAACCACTACTAACTCGGCTACATTTGCAGCTACAAATGGATCTTCAACCTTGACGGTAACAGATAGCGCTCACGGTGCTGTTAATGGTGATTTTGTTACATTCTCAAGTGCTGTGAGCTTAGGTGGTAATATAACAGCAGCAGTTATAAACCAAGAGTATCAGATCACATTAGTTACAGGCACTAATACTTACGAGATTACCGCAAAAGATACAAGCGGAGTTACAGTCACCGCAAATGCTAGTGATTCAGGTAATGGTGGCTCATCAACTGATGCAGTATATCTTTTAAATTCAGGCTTAGATGTATTCGTGCCGTCTACTGGGTGGGGTGTAGGAGCTTGGGGTGCTGGATCATGGGGATCTGCTACCGAGCTATCAGACACAAATAATCTGCGTTTATGGACACATGATAATTATGGAGAAGATCTAATCATTAATCCAAGAGCAGGCGGTATATTTAGATGGATAGAAAACGATGGCGTTAGCACCAGAGCAGTAAATTTAGCAACTACAAGTGGCGCTAACTTAGTACCGACCAAAGCTTTGCAAGTAATAACTTCTGAAACAGATAGGCATTTGATCGTTTTAGGTGCTGATCCTATTAGCAGTGGCTCAAGATCAGGCGTGTTAGATCCTATGTTGATTGCATTTAGCGATCAAGAAAACCCATTAGAGTTTGAGCCATTAGCCACTAACACTGCTGGATCACTAAGATTATCTTCCGGTTCTGCAATAGTGGGTGGTTTAAAAGCAAGACAAGAGGTGTTGATTTGGACTGATACCTCGCTTTACTCGATGAATTTTATTGGACCGCCTCTTACCTTTGCCGTCAATCTTATAAACGAAGGCGCAGGTTTAATAGGACCAAAGGCTGCTACAAACTCACCGCGAGGTGTTTATTACATGTCCAAAAAAGGTTTTTACTTCTACAACGGCTCAGTCCAAAAACTACCATGTAGCGTGCAAGATTATGTATTTTCTGATCTCGATGATACGCAAGCTTTTAAGTGTTTTGCTGGTTTAAATGAAGAGTTTTCTGAGATTTGGTTCTTTTATCCATCAGTCACCGATAACGAAACTGAAATATCCAGATACGCAATATACAACTATGAAGAAGGTTCATGGAGTATTGGCACGCTAGAGCGTTATAGCTGGTTGGCCGCAGGCGTATTAGACAAACCATTAGCAGCTGGTGAAGAAAGCTCAATTAAGCGCATCTACGAGCACGAGAAAGGGTTTAACGATGATGAAAGCGCTATGGATGGTGTGTTTGTCGAATCAGCTGATATAGATATTGCAGACGGCGATAGGTTTGTGTTTTTAAAACGCATCTTGCCTGATATATTGTTTGTGAATCAGATAGGCACAAGCCAAAGTCCAGCAATAAATGTTGTGGTTAAAAGGCGAGATTTTAACAATCAAACACTAGCAACAGATTCAACGACACAGATTACCCCAAGCTCAACTTTTGGATCTTTGCGGTCGCGAGCTAGGCAGTTTGTACTACGCTTTGAATCAGACGACGATAATGCGGTCAATGACAGAAAAAATTACAAGTGGAGGCTTGGCAGCACTAGAGTAGAAATACAACCATCCGGGCGTAGATAATGAGTAAATTATTACCAACCCTGTTGCCAAGAGCTAGTGGCGAAACCGTTTCAGTAGATACTTTTAATAGATTAATTAGAATTTTAGAAATAAACCTAGGTTCTGTTGATCCAGACAGCATAAAATCGTTTAACTCCACAGACCTTAGTGAGTTGCAATTTGCCACCGGTGCTATTATATTTAACTCAACGACAGAGGTTCATCAAGCCTTTGATGGAACGCAGTTTAGAAACCTGTATGAGCATCAAACTTATTTAACCGGGATCTCTGCAACGATGAGTATAGGAGCAGTAACAGTAAGTACACCATGATAAGCGAAAGATTACAGCAAAGAATAGCAAATCTAACAGGTGACTCTGCTGTAAAAGATATGGCGATGAGAAAAATTGATCCTGTATCGCCTCCCATGAAAATAGGTGATATGCCTATGGATGGTGAGCCTATGATGCTTGGTGCTGAGGACATGTCCCCCGAAGATAAAAACGCGCTTCAATCTATGTTACAAAGAGCACGACAATCAAGTATGGCGCCTATGGCAGGACAAGCTCAAGAGCTGGCTATGCAAGGCGAAGGCGAAGATACGCAGTTAGCACATTTACGTCCTGGCGAAGTTGTGCTACCACCAGAGTTTTTTGAAGATGCTAAGTTTGAAAAAGCTGTAGAAAATAAGTTTAAGCAAGCAGGCATAGATCCTGAACAAGCAGTAGTCGGTGTGGGTATAGCAAGTCTAAATGAAATGACGGGTTTAGAGCAGTTTGGGTTTTTCAAAAAGATAGGTAAAAGTTTAAAGAAAATCGTAAAAAAAGTTGCACCGATAGCTTTGCCAGCATTGGGCATTGCAGGTTTAGCTGGAGCAGGTCCGTTAAGCGGTATTTTAGGCAAAGGTGCGGCTGGTGCAGCAACAAAAGCTGCAACTGGTGCGGCGAAAGCTACTGGTATTTTTGGTGGAACTATAGGACCAAGCATCAAAGCTGGCATCAGTGGTTTTTTTAATCCAGCCGCAGGCACAAAAGGTATTTTTCAAGGACAATTAGGACCAAACATCAGACGAGGTATTGGTGGATTATTTGGTGGCGGACAACAAACTTTTGCTACAGATGAAGTTGTAGGAACTTTGAATGGTCAACCTGTTACAAGAGCTGATTTGGGTAATTTAACAGCAGAACAGTTTGCACAAGTACAGTTATCGCCTGCTGCACAACAAACAGGTATTTTTGGTGGCACATTAGGACCAAGATTAAGAGAAACATTTTTAGGCTCAGGACAACAACCTGGTGTAATAGGTAACATATTAGGAGGCGGACAACAACAAGGTGACGGTGGTCTATTTGGCGGTGGTTTTGGTGACATGCTTAAGTTAGGTGGTATTGGTGCGTTGGCGTCGGGGTTAGGTAAGTTAGCGTATGAAGATGCAAAAAAACAAAAAGGCGTGCCTCTAACACCATTAACAACCATGAGTCCGACAGGCAGATACAATATAGAAGCTGAGATTGCAAGAAGAATGGGACAAGCTGCGCCAAACCCTGTAGAGTTTGGGTTATTGCCAGCAGGCACTCTGCCAGAACTATCGGGTGGTAAACCAAGAGGTATGCGAGCTGGCGGTATTATGGCTTTCGCACAAGGCGGAGCCGTGCAAATGCAAGAGGGTGGAGAGATGGATCCAAGTCAGTTTCCAAGAAAAGATGGCGATATAAACGGTCCAGGCACGGAAACCAGCGATGACATACCAGCTATGTTAAGCGATGGTGAGTTTGTGATGACAAGCAGAGCTGTGAGGGGTGCTGGAGCTTATGAAGTACAAGCTAATCCAAACGGTATAATTAGTTTAGTGCCAGCCTTAGAAGAGGATAGAGAGCGCGGTATGGATAATATGTATAAAATGATGGATACCTTTGCTAACAGAGCGGAGCCTTCATAATCATGAGAATGTCAGCACCAAGTTTTAGCGTAGGTCGTAAAAAACCAAGTCCAGTTGCAGTTGGCAGACCTGTGCCACCGCCACCAAATTTTGATGACTCTGAATTGCGTCGTAGACTTAGAGAACTAGAGGGTAGAGTTATACCACAATTTGATCCGAGTGCGTTACAGGCAAGACTGGCAGAACTAGAAAGCAGACAAGCACCTGTGTTTGATCCAAGTGATTTGCAAAGACAAATTAGAGAGTTAGGACAAAGACCGGGTAGAGATGATTTTATGTCTATTGAGAGGCAGATACAAGATTTACGAAATAGAGATGTACCTCAATTT